CGTCATCAGCTCGGTCCACCATAGGCCTAAGCCAGTGATTATGCCTTCATCAACTGCACGACGACTGTGCGTCTTCAAATCAAACTCATTTGGTGTGTAATTTAACACACGACCCATTAGGTCAGCGACGATATCGCGCACACCAGCTTTTGCGCTGACCACATTGACTAACTGTTCGTACTGCTGCGCCATCATGGGATCACTCATGTTGATGCCAACAGCTTCAGGAGGAACAATCGGTAAAGGCTGAGGAGTAACAGTACGAACCGGATTCCTGTGGTAAATGACAGAGCCAAACAACTTGACTGCCTCAAATACCTTATTCACCTGCATGCGGAATCCCGGCGGAGACATAGCACGGTTGTAGCCATATTCGCTACGTGCATACTGCTCCTTCCAGAACCAATTTTGATCCCCATCAAAGAAGTTACGTGCTTCCCATGCATCATCATTAAATGACTTCTTGTGACGATACGCCTTTGCAATTTTGTCTAGCCAGCCCCGAGTCAGGTACTTCAGGATCTCATCTGGAGTCTCTGCGCTCTTTGGAACTTGACTGGATGGGGCGAGGGGAATTCCTGTTTGAACTTGGACCATTAGTTAGCCTTTGCTGTTGCGGGTTTCCTTACAGTCTTCTTGTCCTTTACAGCTACTTTTTCGGACGCCATCATCGCACCAAGCTTCATTTCATTGATTTTTGCCATGTCTTTCATGACAGGACTCAGATCCCAACCGCCCATAGCCCGGATAGAAGTCTTCTTTTCAACTTCTTCTGAGAAGCGCCAGCGAATAGCTACCTTCTCAACAAAGCCCACCTCAGGGGTGTAAACCAACAAATTAGCTGCATCGTTGGTTCGAATCGCAGTCAAAGCCCAGCCCAACATAGGGTTCTGGTCTGTAAGCGGATCAGGGTAAAAAAGTATCGTGTCGCCAACTCTGAGTTCTGGGGCTTTCATATCATCCTCCGGGTCCAAGATTGATGTAGTTCTTCGTCTCTTGCCTACGCTCCTTACGTAGCCTCTGATAGTGCTTCACCAGCCAGTGCTCCTCTTCCTGAGTCTCAACTGGTGGCTTGTGGTACTTGGGGCGAGCAGCACATAGGTACTCCATGCACTGAGCAGCGTGACAATCACCTTTTGTGTTTGGCGCATCAGTAACATGCATCGCTCCAGCTATGTATTGAGTCTTTTTCTTGTATCTCTTCAGCTCTCGCTCAAGGTTCGGACACGCTTGGCGCAAGACGCGAAGGGTTGGTGTTCCAGTCTCACCACGCACGTATAGATACTTCTGAGTCTCAGCTATACGGCCCTGCACGTCGTCACTACCAGCAATGAACGAATGTCCACTAATTGTACTGGATATATCATGCAGCCTTAGCTGTTCTGCGTATATTTCTGCCGGTAAACGACCTGATCCAATCTCACGGATACGACCACCATGCATATCCAAGAAGAACGCATGAAAGATCTGATTCTGGGTCTTTTTCTTGAACCAATCACCAAACATCTGCGCCGTACACTGACGAATATACATCTCGTCATATATCAGAAGAGTATCGCCGTCAGGAGGCACAGCAGCAAAAAGAGCAGCACAAGTACTGTGTCCGGGGTCAATCGCAACATATCTACACCAATCATCGGGGACTTGGTTATGTGGCAATGATGCACGGTCGTAACCATGCACACTCATTGTGAAGGTAGGAAAGACCAAGATAGAGTCGGTGACGAATTCTCCCTCACTGCGCATCCTGAGGATGTCATTTCCCAGCGCACTCCATCTCTCAACGTTCTTGCGCTTTTCCTCCTCATCGATGTGAGGATTGTCGAGGAATCGTAGGACGAACTTCTCAATATCCCTTTTCTTTTCGCCCGCTTCCAGCGCAGCATCTGCCCGTTCAGAGAGCCCAAGAAGTGCGTCGTTCTTTGAATGCGGCATGGCACTCCACGCCAAGCAACCCTTGCGGTCTGCAAGCCTAGCCTGCATCTCGGGGAGCCATTGTTCGTTTGCAATATCTTCATCGATATGTACTCTGTCGGCTTGGAAACCCTGCGGCGGATCGCCCTCTGAAGAGAAAAAGTATATTGTCCAACCATTGTGTAACTCACAGCTCTGTATGTATGAAGAAGATTTAAGAAGCCACGATATCTTCTTGATAAAGCGAGGCGGTATCATTGGCGGCGCTGGCTTTGCATCATCCTTGCGATCACCGTCAGTTGACGGATTGTATCCGCGCCATTCGCCAGTATTAGTATCACGAATTATCTTAAATGCGCCAGCCTTGAATAACATTGGGTACACCACCATCCCAATGTGCTTCCAATCCCTGCCTATGATGCAGAGGTTCCCATTTTCCTTTGGATACTTGCCGTACGGGTCTTGACCAGTAACAGCGCGTGCATCCTCCATGAATGTGGACAAAGACTTGCCGGATCTGTTACCGCCGATGACTAAGACTTCACTAGCCTTGCTCTGATGCATCTCGTCCTGAATCGGACTCGGTTGATACATCTTCACTGCCTCTATCGACCTCTGGGAGATTTCCGCCTGTATCTCTAGAAGCTGCTCCCTCTGGGATTGTGTCGTACTCTTCGGGTTCTGGAGTTGACTCAAGCCTGTGAAGTTCTGGCTTTTCTGGCGTGGCATCGATTACCCTCCATGTTGCTGCCATCGTCTCAAGACGTTTATTCAATTCACCTTCAAGCTCATCATCCGACCAAAGCTCTAGCGGTTTCTTACTTGCGCCCATTTCCGATGTCTGAACTGTTAGCTTTGTCAGCGTCTCCAATATTCGGGTCCGAGCTGCACTGCCCGGAGTCGCATCGAAGAATTGTTTCACCAGAGCCTGAGCGAAACCACCACTCCCGCCAAAGAGTGTCATTGTTCGTTCCAGTAATTCCGAGATGTGGGGGACATTCTCGCCGCCTTTGGAGGCTGCTTTCAGAAACGTAGATACGCTCTCCTTCTCCAGACCTTCCATCGTCCGTTCGTTCCGCTCTTGGGCCATTCGGCGTTCTCTCGTTTTCCTGCATGGATCACACCTTTCACGTCGATTGCCAGCTTCAGTCAATTCAAACTCTTCGACAGGAAGAGTCTTTCCACACTCACTGCAAACTTTCTTGTCCATAGCGCATAAAAAAAGGAGGCAAGGGATGAAACCTTACCTCCTAGTATACAGGTGTTCAGTCAGGCTAGTTCCACTGAGAAGCCCATATTTTTCGCTTTTGTCGGTATTCTTCAGTCAAACTGTCCGGCCCATCCCCTATTACGCCGTGTTCGTGAAGCACTTCACTTAGCTTATTTAAGGATGCGCGTACTTCTTCGTCCGTTTGCTCTCGCTCTTCAGGCATATCCATAATCACCTCCTATGGGTAGTAAACAGCCGTATAGTATAGGCAAAGGGGCCAGCAAGTGCAATACCTGCTGACCCCCGCTGTCCCTCTACCCCATCAGAGGTCGATTACATGCCGTGAGCTTCTGAACCAACAACCAAGATTCCCGTCAGGGAAACGGCTGCGCCATCTGCATCTTTTGATGCAATGGTTTTGCCAGTTGCTGGATCATCACCGGCAGCTACTGCTGCTGATGGACCTCTCACAACTACCCAGCAGACTTCGCCGTCTTTAACTGGTGCTGTGAGCCACTCATCGACAATACCGTAAAGTGTTGCTTCGCTGCCTTCAGTTTCACCAAGACCCTTAGTAGGATCAAGCTGAACCTTCGTGCCTGCTGTCAGCACGTCACCGCTAGCGTTTTTAACGGCGACACACTCTACGGTTAGATTACTTAGGAGTTTCCCATCGTGTGGGTTTTCGTCTCGGAAGACCGAATGGACTCCCTTAACTCCTTGACCTGTTCCAATTTGAAGATCCTGAGGATTGTTCTCGGTATCGTAGTACGAGTAGTTGATCCCGAGCACATGACCGCGAGGAAACTTCGGATCTGCTGTAAGTGTTGACACTTTTACTGCTCCTTAAAGTTATGCTACGGGTGCAAATTTGACAAAGTTACGTGGACTCTTGAACTTCAAGTTGGCGAGAACGCTTACAGCGTACCGATGTGCTTGTAGCTCTTCGTTGTAGTATGGACCCTCGCCAGTCATCAGCTGACCTTCCATGCACTTCATTTCCATGTTACCGATGGATAGTGCATAGCCACAGCCTGTTGGAATGGCGTACTCGGTCGATGTTTCAATACCATCGAGTTCGACTACATCGCCAAAGCCGTAGCTTCGGAGGCCAGCAGTCTTCGTGACGATTGCTCGCTCACGTGAATCCAAGCGATTCAAGAAATCGATATAGAGTTTTCGATTGAGCAAGATCAGATCAATCTGCGACTCTTTCGTATCGTTTCGCTTGGCGTGTTGTACACCTTCGCGCATCGCTTCGATGCACTGATCTTTCCATGTTGGGTTTTCCCCAGCAAAGTAAGTAGAAGTGTAGTTCACGATCAACGGTGAGTAGTAATCATACTCTGGATCGCATGGAACGTATGGCCATGAGCAAGGAGTTGAGCCATCACAGAACTCATCTCGTTGTGCTCCACCAAGTGCGCCTAGCTCAGTGCTAAGACCGGCGTAGACATCGTTAGGTGCGGCGAACGGGTCAGCTGCATTAGCTGCTCGGAAAGTACCATCATCAATGTTGATGGTTTCACCATCTGTTCCAAAGATCGACTCAAGACCATGCCAGCGATTCTCATTGCCCGGTGCATTACCGTCAATGTAAATCTCTTGGCCAAGCTGCTCTTGCATTGACTCTTGAAGTCGACTTGCCATTTTACCGGCTACGTCGATAAGCTGGGAAACACCACGATTCTCGAGCATCTCTCGCTTTGTTACCATGTCAGTCACGCTGTAACCTCTGTATGGGAGGTTGGCGCGCTGCCATAAGTTGTGACGTGCGAAGACACGTGGTGACTCACCTGTGTTCGAGGTCACAGGTTGATTACGGTATCGGACTTCCCAGTCGAAGCCACGACCACCTTGATTCATTGCGACACGACCACTGCCTTCAAGAAGGGCGAAGATTTTATACTTACGAAAAGTAGCAAGCTCTTCCTCCTTCAAATGAAGGACAAGTGTCGTACCGATCGTCCTTGCCCAATCAGTGCTTGACGCCATCAGTATGTCCTTTTCAAATTAAGTTATCTCGTTGAAGTTGAGACTTCAGCCGATCTTCAAAAGTTCCAGCGGAAGCCTCTCCTCCGCCCTGTTTAGTATTTCCACCACCGTGACTCGGGTTGCGCGAGGCCTCCCGTCTAAGAAACTCTATGTCCTTTTCAGCTGAATTTTGTGCAACAGGAGCAGGTTCCTGCGGCGCTGGAGCCGCTTGCTGCGGTGGTAAAGACTGCTGAAATTGCTGAGCTTGCGCCTGCTGTGCCTGTGCAGCACGCTGCTGATTCAATAAATCCCGCTCAACCATACTCGTTGCATAGTTCCAACGCTGCTCTACACCGTTGATTCCCATGTCTACAGCCTGCTGAATATACGACTGAATCGCTAAGCCCTCTTTCGTTGGCGTCTTTCCATCTGCCTCGTAAAGCCAGTCAGCATTTTCTTGCTCAAGACTAGAAACTTGATGCGACTCGTCACGAGCACCAAGCTCCTGCTCAATCATCTCTTGAGCCTGCTGCATCGCCATCTGCTGAACCATCGGACCCAAAGCTTCTTCAGGATTGTCAAGAAACTTCTGCGCAAACTCAGCGCGATGGTTTAAGTAATTCTCTATCGCATAACGCGCATCCAATGGAGCATTCTCGGCAACCGCCTCTCGCCCATTCTCATCGCGTACAAGATAACGCTTATGCTCAGGCTTAACCGCTGGCGGATTCCACCACGACTCCGGTTCTTGAGCCTCAGGAGCAGGTGCAGGTTGCTGAACTTGCTGGGGCTGCGCTTGTCCCTGCCTATACTGCTCAAATGCTTCCTTGTTATCAAGATACTCCTGAGCATACGGAATAAGCTGCTGGTACTGCTGAAGAGAACGAGTCGCCGCCTTCTCGCGCTCAAACGACTCATAAAGACTCTGAGCAATGCTACGCTCGTCCTGACCTTCGAAGTCAGGCAGTCCTTTGAAAGAATCCCAAACAGATTGTGTCGGTTCAGGTGAAACATTCTCAGTACTCGTCTGCTCTACAGTCTCAGGGGACGCACTGCTCTCAACGGGGGTAGATTCAACAGCAGGG